TTGGATTAGTAGCGGTAACATCAGGAAACTTAAAATTCAAGTAAGCCAAGGCTTATTTTATTTTCAAAGAAAGGCGGCTTTATGTCGCCTTTTTTTGTGACCAATTTTTCTTTAAATATTGTCATGCCCCTGCAATATGACTTCATAGATGACAACGGAAATTACAATATGCTTCACCCTCATGTTAAGCATAAACATCTCCATACGGCCATTGATATAGGGGCCTGGTGGGGACCATGGAGCCTGTGGTGGCATGACAAAGTAGAGCACATAGAAATTTTCGAACCCAACAAGGATATATTACCAAAACTGAAAAATAATATATCCAATTTACAAAATTGTACACTTCACGAAGTAGCCTTAGGTGATAAAAATGGACACGTGTCAATGGACTACGTAGATCACTCTGGCACATACCATATCAACGGCACGAAAGGTACTATAGAAATTAAAAAACTTGATGAATTTAATTTCGATAATGTGGATTTGATAAAAATAGATGCAGAAGGTTATGAATTGCCAATCCTTGAAGGAGCGAAAGAAACAATTTTGCAAAACAGGCCGTGGATACAAATAGAGGCAAATAAATCCGGAGCGAGATATGGTAGAACTAAAGTAGACATTGCAAATTTTTTAGACTCGTTGGGAATGAAACGTAAGGCAAAAAAATGGCCTGATCAAGTCTGGCATTTCAAATAAACTGCATACTTTTAAATTTTTTTTCAGGTCCATAATGACCCTTAGACCAAATGTGGTAGTTTTACTTCTGTTGTAGACTTCTAAATAATTCTAAGTTTCGCACAACAACTGAAACTTAAATCAAAAGGGAGGTCCAACATGGATTATCTTAACAAAATAAAAGGATGGGCAAAAGGTATTGCTGATGTCGGTGTAAGTTTCATCGCATTAGGAATTGTTTTAGAAATCCTTTTCAACGGTCAAGGTATTCCGTTCTGGCCAAACGTTTCTGTAATTGGAAACGTCCAGGGCGTACTGCAAGGTTTTTCAGATCAAGGTCTGATTGGCTTGGTAGCAGTTTGGATTTTATATCATATCTACAACAGAAAATAATATAAAAATCTAGAAATACGTATAACCTCAAGGGTGGTGTGATTTAATTTTGGATTGTTCACACCGCCCTTTTTCTTTGCACTTTATCATCTCAAAATTTTGGTAAATACTATCAGTTCAAACGTGCTTTAACATTCAGTTAAAGACTTATGCGGATAACAACCGCGTACCTAGGAGAACTAGGATTGGACTCCTATTAAAGGAGAAAAAAAATGGGAAGACCTATCAAAAAAAGTAAAATGGCTGGTACAGCCTCAGGTGCCGCAGGACAAATAGCGGTGACGGCTTACAGACCATCAGGTGCGGCTAAAACTGATTCAACTACTGCATACATTGTAGCACAAAGAGGATCTAAATTATTCAAGATATCTTTAGAAGACTCAACTACAGCAGTATATTGTTTGAAAGCAGTTGCACCAGGATCTTTATCAGCGACTCCACCAAATGGATCAGCGGGTGAATTCTGTGTACAAATTATTTTAAATGACTCTACAGTTGCTTACGTAGAGAGATTTTTCAATAATACAGTACACTGGGTAGACGGTTCAGGAAATACTGGAATCGCTACGTACACACTCGGTAACGAAGGAACTGACGAAGGTGGCGGAGCAGGTGCAAGTTCCGAAGGAATCAAATCAGGTTCAATCGACGTTATTACTGACCAGTAATAGCAAACACGTGCTTATATTAGGGGGAGTTTTTACACTCCCCCTTTTCTTTATAAATAACAACAAATGGCTAAAACTCTACGTACATCAGGTGATTACACGATAAAGGCAGGAGATGGATTCGACTCAGGATCGGGAACAAACACGATCACTTTGGATTCCTTGGACGTCACTATCAATGGTAATCTAACAGTCGGCGGAACTTCTGCAATAGTCAATACCACAAACACCACAATAGAAGACAACATTATAGAATTAAACACCGGTGCCTCGGCGAACACCAACAATGCGGGAATAATCATCGAGAGAGGAACCGCAGGCAACAACGCGGCGATTGTCTGGAAAGAAGACACAGACTCGTTTGTGCTAGGTACAACAACTGCCACAGCGGCTGACAAATCTACTTCACTCACAGTGGCGGCAGGACCATTAGAAGTAGCGGCCTTAACGGCAACAACAGGAACTTTTTCAGGAGCCATAACAAGTGTTGGTGCCACTATCGAGGGCAACATCACAGTAGGTTCAGTCACAACTAATGAGATAACTGCCAATGGTTCGAACGCGGCTCTTACAGTTGCATCATCAGGCACAGGAGATATTACTTTAGACGCTGGTGGAGATGTAATAGTAGATGTTGACAACGCAGATTTAATTTTAAAAGATGCAGGTACAGAATTTGGTAGGTTCAGCAGGGTCACAGCGGACTTTGTTATAAAGGCATCGGCACAAGACCAAGATTTAATTTTGAAAGGCAATGACGGAGGCTCAACTGTCACAGCAGTGACATTCGACATGAGCGAAGGTGGAGCCGCAACTTTTGGTGCAGGCATTACAGCAAACAGTCTAACAACAAACACTATCACGGCCAATGGTTCAAATGCAGGTATAAGCATCCAACCAAGCGGTTCAGGCGAGGTACTATTGGGTGCCTTGAGACTAAACGGTACCACTTTAGACACAGATGATTCATCAGCAATCACCATAGGTGAAGAGGTCAACTTCCAAGGCGCAGTAAATTTATCAGGCGGTGATTTGGTCACTGGCAACAACAGAATAACTTTCAACGATCAGAGTTCAGGAACGGTTGCTTTCTTAGACTTCACAGTTGATTTGTTTAGTGAAAACAATCACACTGTCCTAAGCAGTGTGAAAAGTATAGACTTTTTCTTAGACTCCAATGGCGGAGATTCAGGACAGGCGTTTAGAATATTCAACAACACCAATCCTGACAGTTCACCAACTGAAAGCACTTTTATTTTCAAAGTGGCCGAAACCGGTGATGTTACAATAACAGGTGATCTCAGTGCCATAGACATGACCGCAAACAGTTTGACGACAAACGTTATCAGTTCAAATGGTTCGAACGCAGATTTAAGTTTGCAACCAAGTGGTACAGGTGACGTAGTAATCAGTGCATTAAGAGTAAATGGTACAACAATTGACAGTGCAGATTCAACCAAAGTAACTTTTGCGGAAGCAGTTGATGTCACAGGTGCATTGACAGGTACATCAGCAAATTTCAGCACAACTTTAGCGGTAACTGGTGCAACAACAATAAGTGATAGTTTGACGGCAACATCGATTGTTAGTAACACTATTGCATCAAATGGATCCAATGCAGACATAACATTAGATCCGGAGGGTACAGGAAAGGTCACAGTAAATTCACAACTTAACGTTGCTTCTGGCATTGACATTGGTCTAGCCACGATAGATGACGGAACAAAAAGTACAACATCATCGTCGATCGACACGCTGGACAGTTTCGTTCTTGCTACACACAGATCTGCGGAATACACAGTCAGCATGTCAGACAGCACCAACACTAGGTTTGCACTTGCGAAATTATATGTCACTCATGATGGATCGAACGCATACATCAACAGTCAGGGTATAAGTTCGACTGGATCTGATATGGCAACATTTACGGCAGACATTGATAGTGGTAATGTAAGGATCAGAATGGTTCCTATATCGGCTGACAGTGTCACTTACAAATTTACAAAAACATTGATTGAGGTGTAGATGAGATATAAAGAAATAGACATAAACATAAAAGCAATACCAGATGCAGAAGACGAGGCATTATTAAATCAATTAATGGGTGCCAAAGGTGTATCTGTATCTGAACCAGAAAAAAATACAAAAATAGACACAACAAATGCTGACAACCCTGGTAAAGTTGCTTCTGATGATCCAACAACAGTGGCATCAGTGTATCCTTTACAACAAGAATTAGAACTTAAGAAAAAAGAAGCCGGCAAAGATTTAGCACAGTTTGACCATATACATCAAGATGCAGACGAGTCAGAAACAGATCAAGAAGCAAGACAAGATCCACCGTTAGTCCAGCAACCAGAAACTACAAACGGTGACCAACCAGGTGTTCCTACACAAATGAAAAACAAGGAACCAAAAACAGAAAGTGAATTTATACAAAGATTAAAAACATTATCTGGCCAAAATTAAGGAGCGTAAATGGCATTTAGGAAATTAGTTGGTTCATATAAAGATTATAATCTTTCTTCACACATTCTCGAAGACGGATATCTAGCAGTAGATGTTGACTCAGGAAGTCTAAGGTTAGGTGACGGATCGACAGCAGGCGGTATAGAAGTATCGACAGGCGGAGGCGGCGGAAGTGCAAGTAGCCTTGGAGACCTTACTGCAACAGGATCTACCTTGTCAGCACCTAGCAACGCAAACCTTACTCTTGCTGTGGCAGGCACAGGAAACATTGTGTTAACAGGAATAACTTTTCCAAATTCAGATGGTTCTTCCAACCAAGTATTAGCAACTAACGGTTCTGGCGTCCTAAGTTTTGTAGATAACACTGCATCACTTAACCTTGATGGTGGAGATGCAACATCTGATTACAGTGCAATCGCGGCACTTGACGGAGGCACAGCAGAATAATGCCAACACAGATACAATTACGTAGAGATACAGCCGCTGACTGGACATCAAATAATCCAACACTTGCGGCAGGAGAATTTGGCTGGGAGTCGGACACAAATAGATTCAAAATTGGTACAGGCTCTGCGGCATGGAACAGTCTTGACTATTCAGATACACTAAAAACTTTAGGCGACCTAGGAATAACAGGATCGACCATATCAGCGCCGTCAAACGGTGACCTTACATTAACAACATCAGGAACAGGAAAGGTCAATATTTCGAACGCTTACACACTTCCGTCATCTGATGGTAGTGCAAACCAAGTTTTACAAACAAATGGATCAGGAGTTTTATCTTTTGGTACGGTCTCGGCATCAACAGGTGATCTTACAATAACAGGATCAACTATAAGCACACCTAGTAACGCAGACCTTACACTGACACCAGGAGGCACAGGTGGAGTTGTTGCATCGGCATTAAGATTCAGCGGCACAACAATTAGTGCTGACGACAGTGCTACTGTAAACGTAAATGACGGACTAAACGTAGACGGAACAGCAAATGTTGAGGGGGCATTATCCACGTCAACATCATTAGCACTTGCCAGCGGAGCAACGGTCACAGCAATCTTGGATGAGGATAATCTAAGTAGTGATAGTAACACTGCATTGGCAACACAGCAGTCGATCAAAGCATATGTTGACAGTGAAGTGGCAAATGTGTCAATAGGTGACCTTTCATTTGTTGGTTCGACCATAGCCGCTCCAAGTAACGCCGACCTGACATTGACATCCAGCAACGGAAACGTCGTGATTGAAGGAATAAGAGTGGCTGGCACAACAATATCAACTGAAGACTCTAGTGCTGGAGTGCAGGTAGCAGGCAACTTGATACCAAGTGCAGATGGTGTTTTCCAGTTAGGTTCATCATCAAGAAGATGGTCAACAGCATTTCTTTCTGCAGAGACATTGGATATTGGCGGTGCAACTATTTCTTCAGATGGAACAGGTAGTATTGCTATTGCGGCCACAGGTGCAACACTTCCAGTAGGAAGTAAAGTTGTTGATCAACCAATAATCAGTGGTGGTAAAACTGATAAAACTGGTGCTAGACCGGTACAACTTGTAAAAGTATTTGTAAGTGACGGTAGCACAAACAAAACAGATGCACAGTTCCTGGCAGGCACGGCGGATCTTACACTTGAATTCAACGGAACAGTAGAAGATGTCCCTGTTTACACTGAAGCAAATCAGACTTTTACACTTACAAACGGTGATTCATTGGCATCAAACGCCGCTGGTGCAACTCTGTTCCAGTTTTAATAAAAAAATCCATAAATACCTACATAAACATAAACAAAAGGAAATGCATCCGGTGAGTCCAAGAAGGCCGGGCACAGAACTAGGATATGGCAGATAAAACACCGGTACGAGTAGTCTTTAATGAATCAAATGTTGCCACGGGATTGGCAGAATTCCAGTCGGGAGACGCGGTAGGCGTAGCATTTGGTGGAACAGGCCTTAACGCAATCGGTTCAGCAGGTCAGATACTTAAAGTAAACGCGGCAGGTACCGCATTAGAATTCGGTGCAGAAGGTGACATATCGATAACAAATTTAGTAGCACCAACAAACGCAGACTTATCATTAACAACATCAGGTACGGGAAATATCGTTTTGAACGATCTTTCTATCTCTGACAACAGTATTTCAACTAACAGGTCTAATGATGATTTAAAGATCAACGCTAGTGGCACAGGAACAGTAGTACTTGAGAATCTTAAAATCGGAACCAGTGGATCTACTGTTACAACAATTTTAGATGAGGACAACCTGGCCTCTGATAGTGCAACATCACTAGCAACACAGCAGTCAATTAAAGCATACGTTGACTCACAATTAGGAGGTGCTGATTTAGATTTCCAAGCAGATTCAGGCGGAGCACTAGCCATTGACTTAGACAGTGAAACAATGACTTTCACTGGAGGTACTGGTATAGACACTTCAGGATCTGGTAACACAGTGACGTTCGCTATTGACTCAACTGTGGCAACTTTAACAGGTTCGCAGACACTAACAAACAAAGTAATAACATCACCAACGATAAGTGGTCCGACAATAACAGGCACTGCAACAATAGGTGCTGTAACTACAAACAGTATTTCATCTAATGGATCAAATGCTGATATAAGCATTCAACCAAGTGGCACTGGAGATGTTTTAATTAGTGCTTTAAGAGTAAATGGGACAACACTAGACAGTTCAGATTCAACAAAAATTACAATAGCAGAAGCATTAGATGTCACAGGAACACTGACTAACGCCAGTGTGGCAATCACAGGTGGATCGATCACAGGTATCACTGACTTAGCAGTTGCAGATGGTGGAACAGGTGCGAGTACATTCACTGACGGTGGTGTGTTATTAGGTTCAGGCACAGGTGCCATAACGGCAATGGCCGTACTAAGTGACGGAGAAATGATTGTAGGTGATGGCTCGGGAGACCCTGTAGCGGAAAGTGGTGCAACACTACGTACGTCTATTGGGGTGGGTACTGGAGACAGCCCACAGTTCACAGGAATAGAACTTGGACATGCAACTGATACCACAATCACGAGAGCGAGTTCAGGTGATTTAAACATCGAGGGTAATATAATTTACAGAGCAGGTGGTACAGATGTACCAGTCGCAGACGGAGGTACTGGTGCAAGTTCATTGACAGCAAACGCTGTCTTGACAGGTAATGGCACATCGGCTATCACAGCAGAAAGCAATCTTTCATTTGACGGAAGCACACTGGCAGTCACAGGTGCGGTTACGATATCGGGTGACTTGACAGTAAGTGGTGACACAACAACAGTAGCCACTACAAATACAACTATCGAAGACAACATTATTCAATTAAACTCAGGCATCTCTCAATCATTGAACGATGCTGGTATCATCATTGAAAGAGGATCAACAGGTGATAACGCGGCGATAATCTGGGATGAGTCAGCAGACAAGTTTGTTCTAGGAACTACCACTGCAGATGCAGATGATAAATCAGGCGGAATAACTATTACCGCTGGAGCATTAGAAGTTGCGGCATTGACTGCAACAACAGGAAGTTTCAGTAGTACTTTGGCAGTAACAGGAGCGGCAACATTTACTGGTGGGGTTACAACAGGTGCTTTGACAACAAACGAAATTGCATCAAATGGATCAAACGCTGACATCACAATAGATCCTGCAGGTACAGGAAACATAAACTTGACAGCAGGTGCGGATGTTGTGATACCAGTCAACATAGGTCTAGTCTTAGATGGTTCGGGTGCAGAAAAAATTGAATCAGATGGCACAGACATTTCATTTAGCGTGGGAGCAAATGGTGATATTAATATACCAGCAGACATTGGGTTGACTTTTGGCAATGACGGGGAAAAAATTGAGGGTGATGGTACAGACTTAACAATAACAGGTAACAACATTAAACTTACAGCGACCGCAGACGTAATAATTCCAACAAACGTTGGTTTACATTTCACAGATGCCAATGAGAAAATTGAATCCGATGGCTCTAAATTAATTGTCACATCTGGAGGCACAGCATTCAACCTTCCAACAGCAGACGGAACAGACGGACAAGCATTGGTGACAGATGGCTCAGGAACACTTTCATTTTCAGCAGTTGGTGACGCTAGTGCAAGTGATGACAGCAACGCTAGTGCTGTATCAAACAAAAGAATTACATCAACAGCACGTGCAATTGACTCATTTGGAGAAACTTTCCAAGACAGTGTCTTATACTATGTCTGTACAAATGATCATCATCTAGACACGGTCAATATGCAAAAAGTTAACCTGGCCCATAACGACACAGGGCCGTTCGTAACATCATCTGGTGCAACAAGTGGTACAGGAGATATGACAACGTTCACCTCGGACAGTTCGAACAATGTAATCAGGCTTAAAGCCGCCAGCACAAATGCAGTTGGTGGTAATGTATCATTCTATAAATTCGGTTTAGGTGATAACAGCACAGCGGCAACATCGGGAAACATCATCGTAACACAAAACACAGATGTCGATTCGGCTTCGGAAGCAGTGACAAGTTTTGCCCACGCAGACTTCAGGGGAGCAAAACTGTTCATATCAGTAAACAACAACGCTAAGACAGAAGTAACAAACATGGAGGCGATCGTAGTGCATGACGGCACAACCGCTTACATCACAACTTACAATGTGGTCAACACAGGCAATAACACTTTAGCGACGTTCACTGCGGCTATTGACGGTGACAACGTTGTTATATCAGCGGCAGGACTAGAACCAAATCTAAGAGTAACCGTACATGCAATAATGTTGAAAGACACAATGACAGCAAACGCTGGTACTTTCGCCAACTCAGAGGCCATAGCACCAGTCACTATATCATCAAGTGCAACAGCATTCGACACATTAGAACAGAAGACAACAAATGGAGCAGTATACTATTTGGTCAGTAAGAATGCCACTGAAGGTCACTTCGCAATTAATGAAGTGTTAGTAGCATTTGGATCTGACAACATCACAACTGCAAATGGAGGCTTTGTAAGCACCAAAGCCACAAACCAAATAGCGGTAACATCTGAAATAAAAGACGACACAGAGTTAACTGGTGAAATCAAGATCTCATCAACAAGTGGTGGAAGTACCACTGTAAGTGCGTACATGATCAAACTACACGCTAGTTAATAAATACAATACATTAACAACAATCATGCGGGAGATATGGAACCATGACAACACGAAACTTTAGAGTAAACAATGGATTGGAAGTAGGAGATATTACAATATCTGCTAACGCCAACACCATTACAGGCGGTGCAACAGCGGCGCCAAACGCAGACGGTCAATTTGCAAATAAAAAATATGTAGATGACCAAGTTGCTACTATATCAACAACATCAATAACATCTGGATCTACAAACATCACAGTGGCTGGTACGTCAGCAGTAACAACTATTGGTGGAAACACTGAAATGACAGTGACTGACGACGGTGTAAGGATTCACGGAAACTTGACAGTTGACGGCACTGAAACAATCATTAACACTACAACACTATCTGTAGAGGATGCCTTGATTGAAGTGAACAGAAACGTATCGGCAAACTCAGGTATGCCTACTGTTTCAGGTTTACAGATAAACAGAGGTGAAGGTTCAACAGCAACTGAAATGCCATTACTTTGGGCATGGGATGAATCGTTTGCAGATGACGGAACAACTATCCATGGTAACTCAGGTGGTGCCTTTACTGCTTTCAGAAGAGCAGAAGGTAGCACAGAAGGACCATCAGGCACAGCAAACCTAGTGGACATTAGGGCCAACGTAGTACACGCCCTAGCAACTTCGGCCCAGTACGCGGACGTTGCCGAGCGTTTCGAAGCAGACGCTCCTATGGCAACAGGTGCAGTGGTAGAAGTAGGTGGATCAGCAGAGATCACGGAAACGACTTCAGAATTATCTGACAACGTTTTTGGTGTAATTTCTGATCAACCAGCATACGCCATGAACGCATTAGCAGGTAACAGTGATTCACATCCTTTCGTTGCAATGACAGGAAGAACACCAGTCAGAGTAACAGGTGAAGTAACTAAAGGTCAAAGATTAGTTAGTTCATCAGTAAAAGGTTGTGCAAGAGCGGCCGCTTCAGGCGAAACAATTTCACCATTCCATGTTATTGGTAGAGCATTAGAAAGTTCAACTGACGCAGGAATCAAATTGGTAAATTGTGCAGTGAGAACAAACAACTAATAAATATTCATACTTTTTAGTAGAAACAAAAGGCGGCTTTAGGGTCGCCTTTTTTTTTAGGTGATAAGATCCAAGATAGTTTGTAGTTTACCCTTGATTGCCTTGTTGTTCAGTGTGTTTTTAAGTCCTAGGTGTAGGTTCTTAGGCCAACATTCAAAAGCAGTCCAACAATATCCAGAATGTTCTCCATTGAGATGTGGTATAAATTCAGATTCAACTGCTATGACATATGTGTGAAAGTAAAATTTTGAATCGTTCGAGGTGAACATCTCCAACGGAATCACTTTTTTAAATTTAGGTGGCTTGCCTATTTCTTCTTCTATCTCTCTTTTCAATCCCTCAAACGCACTTTCAGAGTACTTTGCTTGGCCTCCTACAAGTCCCCACATACCTTGAGTCTTTTTGTCAGTCCTTTGTAGGAATAAAAAACGTTTAGTGCTGGTAGAATAGAACAAAGCACCTGAACAAATTATATTTTCTTTCATGCTTTATTATAACAAAAATTTACAAAATTATCAAGGCGTAGTGGCATCTTGTCCAGAAGCATCATCATTTGCCACAAATCCGCCGTCTAACACAATGCTCCAATTGCCTTGTGTGTATATGCCTTCGTAAGACTTGACCCATTCTGTGCCGTTGAATCTGTACTGTATTCCGGTGTTTAGATTGGTAACATAATGTTGTGTGGAATCAGGATTTGATGCGTCAAAAACTTTCAACCATTTGCTTTGTGACGAACTGTATTCTATGATGTCTCCAACATTGGCTACGAGAGCACCCCAGGTAGAACTGGTAAAACTAGCAGTGCTGTCTCCCACATCGTTTATGATAAGATATCTATCTCCATCTGTTGGTGTGCCAGGATTAAAAGTTGCTGGATTTATAATTTTTTTTACTGCGGTCAGTGTATTATTTGGAATAGTGTCTTCGTCAATTGTGTACAATAATATTGTGTCATCTAAAGTAGTAGTGGCAATAGTGCCAACTATTTCGTTACCATTAGGCTGTGTCAATCTTATCTGTGAGGTTCCGTTAGTAACCTTACCGTATTGATCTAGTAAAACTTTCCAGTTTACAGCAGGGCCAAACGTGTCAAAAGGATCAAAGTTGTTTGGTTCGTTAGCACCTGAATGGAAACCATCACCTCCTGATTTTACATTTACTCCTGTTGTTCCTAGCAATCTCAATTGGTTTCCAGTCACCAATAATCCAAAGTTGTTTGGTGTTATGTAACTTCTAGAAGTCAGTTCTCCATCTATCAACCCTTTAGTGATACCTCCATCGTCGTCGTATATACTCATGATAATTTTCTGTACAACTCCTAATTTCTTTACTTTAACAGGTGGAGACAACCAAATTGGCATACTAAAATTCATTGTGGCCACGTCAATTTCTGATTCCGCTCCAACGGGAATCGTTCTACTACTGAAAGTTATACCTGTCAATTCTACGTAACTCAAACTAGTCCAATCTATATAATTGTCAGTTTTCTGTATTTCAAAATCAGGATTGAACAAATATAAAATTTGTTCTAATATTTGTAATTTTTGATCAGTGTTTGATGAAAAAATATCTGCTGTGACTTCTAATCTGAAAGGTGATGGCATTACCTTTTCAACAGTATACCCAGCACCCAGTTGGTTGGTGTAATTTCCGTCGGAATCTACATCTCGTTCTCTCAAATGTTGTTTTTCTATGTGATATGGATTTTGCATTCTATCTCTATCATAATTTAATTCTCTCACATAACAGGCAATTTTAGGTGCATAATTCAGTGCGTTCTCGCTGTTATTTCTTATAATATTTGCAACCTGCCTTGTAGGATCTCCATACACTACAGGAACTGCTCTTAAACTTATTGAGTCATCTTTGCCTCTGCCTGTTTCCACAGAAAAATTACTCAATATTCTAATGAACTGAGTTAAGAATTTCCTTACCTGTCCCTCGTAAAAATGTAACATTAATTGTCAGCCTTTGGTTTTAGTGCATCGGATAATGACTGTCTTTGTTTAGTTGTAAGTCCGTTTATAGTTGCCTCTGAAGTATTGTTAACAAATGACGTTTTGTATGTTGCTCTGGTATCATTGTTCGTTGTAGTTATCCTCACAGAGTCTTCAACCTTCACCCATCTGTTACCGTCATAACGAAATAATCTGTTTGGCAAGAAGTCCGTCCTTAAGAAATAATCTCCTTGATCTATTCCAGAAGTTGGGAAAGATATACCAAATCCTGCGGGATTGCCGTTTGGTGCAACTCCGTCTCCATCTAGATAGAACCCATAATGTGAACTTGCAGGTGTGTCTATGGTTGCATTTACAGTGTTATCACTGCTCGCTCTTTGTTCTTCCGTGTTAATATTTTCTGTCCTGATGTTTCCTCTTTCGTCTATAGGTGCAACATAATATTGTTTATAGTTGAAACCAGACTTCGGAGCATCTTGTTCTGCTTGAGCAACCACTTGATCATTGATTGTTTTTTCTCTGTTATAAGTTGACATATAACTTGCAACAGATCCTTCTGTTGTGGCATCTCCAATGATATCTCTGAACTCTTGGCTGTCTACTAATGTTTTCAACTTAAGACGTAACAAGTGCGGCCACCATGTCTGCGAAAATCCTTCAGCCGCTCTGTTTACATCCTCTATAACATAATATCTTTTAAGTGCTATTGGAACACTTTCGTCTAGTGAATAATCTTCTTTTAAATGCGGAAACTCAACCACGTCTCCTGACATTGGTTTACGTCCGATCCTCTCAACAATGTCGTTCAAATGTACAGTTAAAAACAGTGTATCGTTCTGTAAAAACATACCAAATTGCGAAAGGTTAAAATCTGCGTCTTGTACGTTGTAGATACCTCGCACTACATAAATGTCGTCAGCATATTTCCTATCTCTGTTTTCTAAGAATAAAAGATCTTGTATAGTTCTCTCGTTTAAACTGTCTCCAGAATACTGTGGTAGTGTGGGTGATGCGGCACCATCCTTGTTGGTGTCTCCCTGATCATAAGGACCTAGATATTTGTGGAAGTGTAGGTCAGTTCCGCCCACCGTGAACATCTCTTTGATGTTACGATCGAAGAATTTGTAGTCGTTGCCCTTTTCAGGCTTAAAAATGGATAATCTTGGCATATCACACATATTTATTGCATAGGCAAAGGCTATAAATATGAGTATGTCAGAACTACAAACAGGCCAACAAGAAATATTCGATTACGTCAAGAACAATCTCGGTGAGGGAATGATTGACGTAGAATTAGACCCAAAACACTACCAAACGGCCCTAGAAAGAGCAGTCAACAAATTTAGACAGCGATCTTCAAATGCTGTGGAAGAATCTTATGCTTTTTTAGAACTTAAGAAAAATCAAAACACATACATCTTACCAGACGAAGTAATAAATGTTAGAAGTTTACACAGAAGAACAGTTGGATCAAGAACTGAGGGCGGTGAAGGTGGAACACTATTTGAACCTTTCAACTTAGCATACACAAACACATACTTGCTGAGAGCAGGAGCGACAGGCGGACTAGCAACCTACTATGCTTTTGCATCTTATCAAGAATTAGTAGGTAAGTTGTTCGGAAGTTTCATACAATTCCATTTTGATGTGGCAACTAAAAAATTAACAATTACCCAAAGACCAAGAGCCGACGAAGAAACAGTCCTTATGCACACAGACAACTTCAGACCAGACATCACGTTGTTCAAAGACATATATTCAAAACCGTGGATCAGAGATTACACCCTTGCAGTGTCCAAAGTTATGCTTGGTGAAGCAAGAGGTAAGTTCAACACAATAGCAGGACCACAAGGTGGAACAACACTAAACGGTGATGCTTTGAAAAACGAAGGCCAGGCCGAAATGGACAGGCTTGAATCTGAAATTGGTAATTATTCAGAAGGTGGCACACCGCACAGTTTTGTTATTGGTTAATTTCTCCAAAATTACTTTTAAATACCAACATCATGAAAGACTCCAATTATAAAAATTATTCTGACCTAACTTTAGACGAGCTGGAAGCGTTAGTTCAAGAACTGGAAAACATGAGTATTGTTGCACTCAAAAAACAAAAGAAAGATCTAAGACTTTCCATATTGAAATCTGTCAAAAGTGTAATTAAAGAGATTGAAAAAAGATTAAAAAAATAGTATAATATATCTATGCTTATAGGTATTGTAGGATTAATAGGTTCTGGTAAAGACACTGTCGCTGAACATCTCGTAGAGCACTACGGATACAAAAGAGATAGTTTTGCCAAAAGTCTAAAAGATGCTGTTGCGTCCATGTTCAATTGGGATAGAGAAATGCTTGAGGGTAACACTGACTCAAGCCGACACTGGAGAGAACAACCAGATAGATTTTGGAGTGAAAAATTTGGCAAGCCTGTAACACCTAGATGGGTACTACAATATTTTGGCACCGAAGTCATGCGTGGACATATGTATGACGCAATATGGGTAGACAGTTGCATAGGCAGGTACAAAGGACAAAATACAGTAATTTCAGATACTAGATTTCCTAACGAAGTGAAGCGTATCAGAGAGCATGGTGGAAGAATAATTCTAGTGAAAAGAGGTCCGGATCCTGAATGGTTTACAAACTATGTAGAAGGCAACATCGAGCCGAAGGGCATACATTCTTCTGAATATGCATGGGCAAAAGAAGAGTTTGATTATGTGATAAAAAATGATGGCTCAAAACAGGAACTGTTTGATAATCTAAATAAATTACTCGTCGGCAACAAGATCTCCGGCTCTCCAACCGAGTCTACGGACACTTCCCAACCGTTGGCAATTGGCGCAAACAGTTTTTAAATTTGTAGGTGCTACATTACGCAGATTCCCATCAACAAAAAGTACATCCAATTGGCTTGTTTGCTGAGCTCTAAATCCACACAATTCACACTTCTTACGTTTTTTGTATCCTGAACGTTGTAAAGCAGTCACACCTCCAACACGTTTTCCTGCTTTCTTCCTTATGCAAGTGTCACATTGGCTACGCCAATACACCTTATCTCCTCGCCTATAGGCATATGCCCTAGGCTTAGACTTACAAACCTTGCACAATGGTCTATCATTGTAGTACATGCGTGTATTTACGTTGCCTATATAGGTACCTCGAAAATGGTAAATTTTGTCGTAAAAACCGTATGATTGAATAAATAACTCTAGTATATACGTAACTTGCAAGGAGAATACGAAAAATGGCATTAACATCACCAGGAGTAGAGGTTTCAGTAA